AAAACATGGCAAAAATAAGCAACATAGCAGCGTATCCTAATATTAGTAATATTGATGCAGCAGATTATTTAATTATAACTGATGCGGAAAATAATTTAATGACTAAAACTTGCACTATATCGCAGTTACAGTCTAATTTTGGTGTTGACACGCTTGTTGCTAATATGGAGGTCACAGCAGCAGGACTGCAAAGTTTAGCTACAGGTTATAAAATAATTGAAGCTCAAGGAGCTAATAAGGTTATAGATGTAATATCTATTGCTGTGTATGGTCAATTTGGTTCTGCGGCTTATGATTTTAGCGATGACTTAGAGTTTACTTGTAATTCTACTGTTAATGCAACTTTAGATAATGTGATCGCAAATGGTAGTGCAGATTATTCATATAAACTTATTGTTGGTCATCTTTCAGGATTTTCTTTTAATCTTTCTGCTAATCAACCTCTTAGTTTATTTTCCAGTTCTAATCCAACACAAGGTGATGGTAAATTATTTGTCAATGTGTTTTATAGAGTCCTAACATTAGGGCCAGCATTTTAAATTAAATGGACATAAGAAAAATTTCAATCGGAGCAGATTATAAATCTGGCGCTATGCATTACATAGTAGGTCAAGATGTTTTAGGTGGAAGTTATGGAATACATCTTATACAGCACGACACTGAAGCTAAGTCTTATAAAATTTGGATTATGAAGCAGGATGAAGTTTTGCTTTGGAAAGAATTCAAATGCACAATGCCTATATCTTTAGAATATAACATAAATTTTTAATGAAATCTCCTTACTCGTTTATTGTTAAACCTTATAACAATAGAAGGTATGACAATATTAAATCCTATGGTGATATAGAATTTATCACCAGCACTTCTGAAGAAGATCACAAATCCTCAAATCGATTTGCTATTGTTGTATCAACCCCTATTAACTACACAGGTCCTGTAAAAGAAGGCGATATACTTTTAGTACACCATAATGTTTTTAAGTTTTATAACGATATGTATGGTCGCAGAAAAAGTGGAAAAAGCTTTTTTAAAGATGATTTATTTTTTGTTGATTTTGACCAGTTTTATCTTTACAAAAGTAAAGGAAAATCGAACTGGAAAGGATATAGTAAATATTGTTTTATAAAACCCTTAAAAGCACAAAAGTCTTACTTAAATAAAAATTCAAAAAACGAACCGTTACAAGGCACTGTAAAATATATAAATGATGAGTTAATAGAAAAAGGTGTTAAAGTCGGAGATAAAGTTTTATATGAGCCTGAGTCTGAATATGAGTTTATTGTTGATGACGAAAAACTTTATAGGATGTTTACTAAAAATATAACTGTAGTGTTATGATTAAATTTTATGAAGACGTTATTTATAATCCTGACGATTATGTAAATAAAATACTAAAAGAAGGGTTTTATGATTTACCTGACGGAGATAATTTATTTAAAAACGTTTGTGAAAAAGGTAAAGATGAGTTTTATAATTTCCTTACCAAAACCATCCCTAATTATAAAGTTGTTTTAAATTTTGTTCGCAAATCACCTTTAGGGCAAATAGAACCTAACTATATTCATACCGATGAAATGATGGGTGAATTAACCGCTATACTATATTTAAATAAAGTTTATCCAACTGGTTATGGAACAACATTATACGATAATAACAATAATGATCTATTAGTATATAAAGCAAAATACAATTCTGTATTTATATTTCCATCAAATGTTAATCATTCTCGAAACACTTTAAATAATTTTGGTGAAGATGATGAATCGAGATTAGTTCATGTTGCGTTTTTAAATAAAAAAAATGAATGATTTTCAAAAGATGCTTGATGAGTTAAATATTGACGTGGATGATTTAAACAAGTACATAGAGTCTAAAGATTTTGAAAATTTAGCAGGGCCAGTTGTAAACGACAATAATAAAAACTATAAAGTTTTAAAATCTAAAATAGAAGGAAAAGGGATATTTGCTAATAAAGAATTTTTAAAGGGAGACGTCATTGGTTACGGTCAATTAAATAAAACAAGAACTTTAGCTGGAAGATATACAAATCATTCTAATTTAAATAACGCTAAATTTTATTATATTAGAGAAAACAATAATTGTATTTTAATTGCTGAAAAAAATATATTATTAAATGATGAAATATTGGTAAATTATAGACATCATACTTATAATAAGGAATATTATGAGCAGAAAAAATAGGTCAAAAAAAAGCACAGATTTTTTTGAGAAAACAGATAAAGCAAAAATTAAATATAATCGAAATAAAGATGGATATAAAAAACATAAAAAAAGAGATTATAAAAGCTGGTGAGTCTGCTGTATTACAACTTATAAAAGTTGCAAAAGAAGATATTATAAAATACGATAAAGATGACGAGTTAGCTGCTGATAGATTAAAAAATGCAGCTGCTACAAAAAAACTTTGTATTATGGATGCTTTTGAAATTATTAAAAAAATACAAGAAGAAAAAGATTTATTAGAAGGAGTTGATACTAAAATAAATAATACACCAAAGGGATTTGCAGAATCAAGATCAAAATAAACTATATACTGAACTTAAAAATATAGTTCCTAAGAATGTTTTGTCTATAAAAAACAAATCTAAATCTTGGGCTTATGGCTATAATGAAAAATATAATTTTGTTGTAATTTCAAAAACAGGTCAAATTGAAAATATAATAAATATTAGCGGCTTAAATATTGCGCTTCCTAAATCTCCTAAAGACATTTTTAAAAGATCTAAAAAAAAAGAAGATCAATACTGGCAGCCTAAAATACTACCAAAACAATTAACAAGAATTAAATCTATATTTCAATGGCATGATACTCCTTCAAGTTTTAAAAATGAGTGGGTAGATTATATTGAAAATGAATTTAATCTTAGGGAAGAAGGTTTTTGGTTTATGAATAAAGGAGTTCCTACTTATATTACTGGAACGCATTACATGTATTTACAGTGGACTAAGATTGATATTGGATTTCCAGATTTCAGAGAAGCCAATAGAATATTTTATATTTTTTGGGAAGCCTGTAAGGCAGACAAAAGAAGTTTTGGAATGGACTACTTGAAGATTAGACGTTCTGGGTTTTCATTTATGGCATCATGCGAGGGGGTTAATATGGGTACAATTACCAAAGATGCTCGTATAGGTATACTTTCTAAAACAGGATCTGATGCAAAAAAAATGTTTACAGATAAAATTGTTCCTATATCTAATAATTATCCATTCTTTTTTAAACCTATACAGGATGGTATGGATAAGCCAAAAACTGAATTAGCTTATAGAGTTCCTGCCGCAAAAATAACTAAAAAAAATATGTATTTAAACGAAGAGCAAGAGCTTGAAGGTTTAGATACCACTATTGATTGGAAAAATACTGGAGACAACAGTTATGATGGTGAGAAGCTTCGATTACTTTTGCACGATGAAAGTGGAAAATGGGAAAAGCCTGACAATATCTTAAACAACTGGAGGGTTACAAAAACCTGTTTGCGTTTAGGTAGTAAAATAGTTGGTAAGTGTATGATGGGTTCTACATCTAATGCATTAGAAAAAGGTGGTGGTAATTTTAAAAAATTATATAACGATTCTAATGTGGGATCACGAAACTCTAATGGTCAAACTAAAAGTGGGTTATATTCACTTTTTATTCCAATGGAGTGGAATATGGAAGGCTTTATAGATAGGTATGGAATGCCTGTATTTAATAATCCATCAAGTCCAGTATTAGGAATTGACGGTGAAATGATAAATCAAGGCGCTATAGATTATTGGCAAAACGAAGTTGATTCATTGTCAAATGATCCAGATGCTTTAAATGAATTTTATAGACAGTTTCCAAGAACAGAGTCACATGCATTTAGAGATGAAAGTAAACAGTCACTTTTTAATTTAACTAAAATATACCAACAAATTGATTATAATGATTCTTTAATAATGGGCCAAAATATAACTCAAGGATCATTTTCTTGGGAAAACGGAATTAAAGATACCAGGGTTATTTGGAGTCCAGATAAAAGAGGAAGATTTTTTGTATCTTGGTTACCTGAAATGTCGTTGCAAAATAATGTGACATTAAAAAATGGTAGAAAATATCCAGGGAATGAACATATTGGTTCATTTGGCTGTGACTCTTATGACATTTCAGGAGTTGTAGTTGGTAAAGGCTCTAACGGTGCTTTACATGGTATGACTAAATTTAATATGGATAACGCTCCAAGTAATGAGTTTTTTTTAGAATATATCGCACGTCCTCAGACTGCTGAAATATTTTTTGAAGAAGTATTAATGGCTTGTGTGTTTTATGGTATGCCAATATTGTGTGAAAACAATAAACCTCGTTTGTTATATCATTTAAAAAATAGAGGTTATAGAGGGTTTAGTACGAACAGACCTGATAAAAGATTTAATAAATTATCAAAGACAGAAAAAGAATTAGGCGGCATACCAAATTCAAGTGAGGATGTAAAACAATCTCACGCTTCTGCTATAGAATCTTACATAGAAAAACATGTAGGTTTAGATTTAATTCAAAGTTATAGAGATAGTGATGAGATGGGTGTAATGTATTTTCAAAGAACATTAGAAGATTGGGCGAAGTTTGATATTAACAATAGAACTAAGTTTGATGCTTCCATAAGTTCAGGATTAGCTATAATGGCTAATCAAAAACACTTGTATACACCAGCTAAAGAAAAATCGAAAATAAGCATTAACTTTGCAAGATATAATAATAAGAATTCAGTTAGTCAATTACTTAATAAATGAAAGACGTAAAGATACAAGTAAATGCCTCTGCATTTCCAGACCAATTTGTTTCTGACTCTGTAAAAGATACGATGGAGTTTGGACTACAAGTTGGACAAGCAATACAATACGAATGGTTTAGGAGAGACAGTGGATCTTGTAGGTTTTATTCACAATGGGGTGATTTTAACAGACTAAGACTTTATGCTCGAGGTGAACAATCAGTTGCTAAATATAAAAATGAATTAGCCATAGATGGTGATTTAAGTTATTTAAATTTAGACTGGACACCAGTTCCTATTATTCCTAAATTTGTTGACATTGTTGTTAATGGAATGAATGATAGACTTTTTAAAATAAAAGCTGTTGCTCAAGATGCTTTGTCAGCAGAAAAAAGAAATGAATATCAAGAAATGATTGAAGGCGAAATGCTCGCTAAACCGCTACTACAACAAATAGAATCAGATTTTGGTGTAAATGTGTTTCAAACAAAAGAAGAAGATTTACCAGAAACAGACGCAGAATTAGAGCTTTTCATGCAAATGAATTACAAGCCTGCTATTGAAATTGCAACAGAAGAAGCAATTGATACTTTATTTCAAGAAAGTCACTATAGTGACACAAGGAAAAGAGTTGATATGGATATTACTACATTAGGTATTGGAATGGCAAAGCATATTTTTATGCCAGGAGAAGGTGTAAAAGTTCAGTATGTTGATCCTGCAAATGTAGTTTATAGCTATACCGAAGATCCTTACTTTAAGGATACATTTTATTGGGGTGAAATAAAAACAGTTCCAATAACTGAATTAATAAAAATAGATCCTTCGTTAACTAATGAAGATTTACAAGAAATATCTAAATACAGCCAATCATGGTATGACTATTACAACTCACAGCAGTTTTATGAAAACAGTATGTTTCATAGAGACACAGCTACATTGTTGTATTTTAATTACAAAACTACTCACACTTTTGTCTATAAAAAGAAAAAAACGTCTAATGGAACTTATAAAGTTGTAGAGAAAGATGATCAATTTAATCCTCCTCAAAAAATGATGGATGAGGGTGATTTTGAAAAAGTAACTAAAACTATTGATGTTTGGTATGACGGTGTAATGGTTATGGGAACTAACATAATGCTTCAATGGAAGTTGGGGGAAAATATGGTTAGACCAAAATCGGCAAGTCAATATGCTATGCCAAACTATGTGGCGTGTGCGCCAAAAATGTATAAAGGACAAATGGAATCTTTAGTAAAACGAATGATTCCTTTCGCTGATTTAATTCAAGTAAGTCACTTAAAGATTCAACAAGTTGTTTCAAGAGTAGTTCCAGACGGTGTTTTTATAGATGCTGATGGTTTAAATGAAGTTGACTTAGGAACAGGAAACGCATACAATCCAGAAGATGCTTTAAGACTTTACTTCCAAACAGGTAGTGTTATTGGTAGAAGTTATACTCAAGATGGAGAATATAATAACGCGCGAGTTCCAATCACTCAATTGACAGCTAATAGTGGAGCGAGTAAGATGCAAATGCTTATCGGAAACTATAATCATTACTTAGACATGATAAGGTCTGTAACAGGCTTAAATGAAGCTCGTGACGGATCAAGTCCAGATCCAAATTCTTTAGTTGGAGTTCAAAAATTAGCTGCATTAAATTCAAATGTAGCGACAAGACATATTTTAAATGCAAGTTTGTATATAACAAAAACTTTAGCTGAATGTTTGTCTATAAGAACAGCAGATGTTTTAGAGTATGCTGATTTTAAGGACGAGTTTGCTATGCAGATCGGTAAATATAATTTATCAATATTAAATGATATTAAAAATTTGTATTTACATGACTTTGGAATATTTATAGACCTAATGCCTGATGAAGAACAGAAGGCTATGTTAGAGCAAAATATACAGATGGCTCTATCCAAAGAAAATATAAGTTTAGAAGATGCTATAGATATTAGGGAAATCTCTAATATAAAAATGGCTAATCAATTGCTCAAAGTAAAAAGAAAAGCTAAACAAGACAGGGAACAGCAGCAGCAAATGCAGCAACAGCAAATGCAAGCACAAATGCAAATGCAAGCGCAACAAGCTCAAGCTCAGTTGGCAATGCAGACACAGCAGGCTGAAACACAATCTAAGATGGCCTTGAAAGAAGCAGAGGTTAATTTTGATATACAAAAATTGCAAAGAGAAGCAGAATTAAAACAACAGTTAATGCAAGTTGAATTCCAAATGCAGATGCAATTAAAAGGTATGGAAGCTTCTAATTTACAATCCAGAGAATCTGAAAGAGAAAAAGCAAAAGACAACAGAATAAATCAACAGTCTACTCAAACGTCTAAAATGATAGAACAAAAAAAGAGAGACTTACCAGCAATAAATTTTGAGTCTAATGAAGACAGTTTAGATGGTTTTGATTTAGCAGAATTTAACCCAAGATAATATGAGTAAATTAGATAAGGAAAATAGAAAAAAACAAAGACCTGCTGCGAGAGCAATAGAGTCTACACGTACTGTAACAAAAGTTCCTACTAAACCTCGTAGAAAACTAATAACAAAAAAACAAGCAGCGGCACAATCAGCTAAACTAAAAAAGTATGCTAAAAATCTTAAACCTGTTCCTAAG